GATTCGTCAATTACAATTTGACTAAAATCAGGAGTTGTGTTATTATACACAGTATAATCAAAAATGTCACCTATAGCACTTTGTGTTGTAAGTTCAATTTCTAATGTTCCATTATTATCTTTTGGTGCAGCTAATTCAACATTTCCGTTCCTTGTTACAAATAAACTATATTCTGTGCTGTATTTTATATTTGTATCAAGTCTTGTGGTTTTTTCTGTTGTTACTATTCTGTCACTATCAATTAAATCTAATCCATTGTTATCAATAAGAATAATATTGAGATTTTTATTTGGTTCTATTGCTGTGCTATCTGCAAAAATAAATGTGTTTGTTTTCCAATCAATAGTATATTCAGATTGATCAATAATAACATCGTCTAATTTAGCAATAACATTTGTTTGAGATGCAGCAACTCCACTTAATGGATATTCTAATCTACCATCATCGGTTAGGTAGTTATGAACTGTAATTATACCTTGGCCGTCTTGAACTCTGTTGAAGACTTGTATATCAAGTGCATCGACTAACTGTCCTGGAACTTGCTCTTCTGGACCTTTGCTCGTTGTTGGCGTAACAAACCCATCACCGTCAACAGTTATATCACCTGCTTGCACACCGGTAGCTGTAGAAAGCGCAAAATCGCCGCCTTTTAATTCTATGTCAAAGTTTGTAAAGTCTGGTGTTGTAGTTCCATCACTAGATGCTTTTCTGAATATTACAGTATCGCCTGTTGTGTTTGCAACATACGGAACATCGTCGAGTTCATTGAATTTTTCTAAAATATCGTTTACAACAATACTTGTGGTTATACCGTCACCTGTAATAGGAGATATAACTGCATATGGAACCTTTGGATCTGGAGTAGGCCATGATGAACTGTCTAATCTAATAGGATTTTCACTAGTAGGTGCTAATACACTTTTAAAGTATACATTGTATTCAACATTGGCTTCGAGAGGAAGAGCTAAATCTAAAATATCAGTGCTTCCATCTAAGACAAATATTTCATCATCAAATGTAGTATCATATGTGTCAAAACTATTGGCTCCAAAACCATCGGCATCAAATCCAAGAGTATTGCCAAAACTGATTGTGTCTATCTGAACTCCACCATAATCAATTCCGTCCATTACTTGTGCTAAATCAACACTGCCGTCTTCATTAGTGCCTAAACCAGGCATACCAGTTGTAGGTTTATAAAAATAACTAATCCTATCAGCAGCAGTAAGCATACTTGCGTTTCTATAATAATCAACCAAAATTTCTGCACCCAAAGCAGGTGGTTCAGTAAAGGTAATAGTGCCCAGGTTTCTAGTATAACCTACACTTGTATCTTCTTTGTTTCCTGGGGTGTATTCACTACTTAATGCTTCAACTCCATTTACTGTTACAACAACTTTTGATTTTCTTGTGTCAATAGGCCAAGTAAGTGTAAATTCTTCTTGTGCACCAGTTCCTGTAAATGTTTCTGTAGGAACTTGAAGACTTGTGAATACTAAGCTACCACTTACACGGTCAAACTTCATTAACATATGTGTGGCTTTTGCTTTACCATTTCCAAGTATAACAATTGCTTTTGCTGGTGTAGAGTCTTCGTCTTGACTTCCATCAAATGTAATTGTAGGAGCTGTAATGTATCTAGCATTACTTGTATTAATTTCTATTGAATTTACCTTGGTTCCTGCAAGAGATGCTGTCCCTTTTAGTGTAGGACCTCCGCCGCCGCTGATTGTAACGTTAGGACCGTCTGTCCATCCACTACCACCGTCGTAAATTTTAATTTCTTTGATTTCAAAACCAACATTATCTAACCAATGTTTCTGAGGATAAGTTTGAACAAAAGGACTATATGTCTGAACTTCGCTATTAAATACACTTGTTCTTTCAGCAACAATACGTCCTTCAACTGCATCATAACGTGGCTGTAGGTCAAAATCTGTGACGCTTGTTTGAGAAGGTTCAGTTTTTTGGTAACTGCTAACATATTCTCTAATTTTGGTTTTGTAAGGTTTAACTTCGTTTACATAATCTTGATAATTTGATAAATTATCATTTTTAAATGTTATTTTCTGTTCTAATTCGCCAACGTTGTGTTGTGCTTTAACAAAGCTGGTTTTGAATATCCAATCAATATTAACCTGTTCTGATAATGCATATCTTACACTTGCAAAGAATAATTTATTCCATTCAACTTCTAATTGATCAACAAATATTTGATTTTGTAATGATTCCATAATTATACGAACTTCATTAACTGGTTCTCTATCATACAAATAAGAATCAAATACTTGATTATCAAAACCGCTTGATACATTTTGATATAACAATTTACTGAATTCTATTGTTCCGTTTTGTCTACCAATTACTTTATAATTTACAGTATAATCTACTTCTGGCTGATTATCTATTTTTTCTAGTAGAAGCCAACCGCCTGAACCTATATTTTCGATTTTAACAATTTCACCAATAAGGTCATTTGTTGCTTCAAGAGCATAGCTGCCTGGGACTAAATGATTTATAGCTGTTGTTTCATCATATCCATCTACATAATAATCTACATATTGCCAATACAGAGTTGTGTCATATGATTGTATTCTTTCAACACTCCATTCTCGTTGTGCAGGTGTATAATTGTATAAACTCCAAAATCCGCCTATAGTGCTATCGTTTTCTACTAGGACAGTAAAACGTCTTACAATACAAATTGTATCGGCACCATAATTTTTACCTTCATTCAAAACTACTGCACTAGTTACTTGTCCTATATTATTAATATACAATTGTATTTTTGCACCAGTTCCTGTGCCTCTAATGTCAACTGTTGGACCTTTTCTTACACTACCAGAAACATAACTAGTGTCAATATATCCTCTACCAGGATTAGTAATTGTAACACTTTTTATTCTACCGTCAATAACTGTAGGCGACAAAGTAGCAGTTTCAATTTTAGCAACTGCAACAAATCTTAAAAGATTTTCACTTGCAATTTTTACATCATAATCATTACTGTATATGCTAGGCAAAGGATCAACTTTTTGTAATCCACTGATGTCAAAATCATCAACAATTAAATTTTCCGCTAATACACCGTTGACCCTTTCAACTATTTGTTTTAAGGCTTCAGTTTTATTAATAAACATACTTTGATTAGGTGTGTTTAAAACACCATATCTACGTGGTATGCTTATATCTATATCAGGTATTTGGTTACTGTTTTTATCATAACCAACTAAACTGTCTATCCATTTTTGCACAATATCTGCATTTGGTTTACTTGAAGGCACACCTTCAGTTAGAAGCTGATATTCACTATGAATGTTGTTTTCAGTTTCAAACTTTTTCCATTCAATATGCAGAACTATATTTTCATCCTTGACTAGATTTCTTACGTTATAAAGTCCAAATTTGTTGTTTTCATAGAACGCAACAAATCTGTATCCTTGCCCTGCAGGATCTTGTATAAGAAGTGTAACATCAAATGCACTAATTGATCTTGATTCAATTGAAGGCAATGTTTTTTTATTTTTTACCCAATAATAATATTTGTTTGCAAACGTTCCTGTAACAGGATCATAAATGTTTGCTATTACATAACTATCGTCACCATACTTAGATGTTCCGCTAATGCCATCGGCTAAACCTTCTACAGTGTCTGCAATATCATCCCATTCTGTTGGAAGTAAATCACTTTCAACCCATTCATAGACATCTACTTCAAAACTAGGTAATGGTGTATTCCAGTTATTAGTTTTATATTCTAATCCACGTTGTCTTGTATTAAACCACTTAATAGTGCTTAAATCCCACCACAGTTTTCCTATATAACTACTGTCCCAAGGTGTTTTGTTTCCTGTATTTGTGCTGCCTATATTATAAACAGCAGGATCATAATATAGTTTATATGACAATTCTTGTTCTGCAGGTCCTGCAATTTTTCCCTGCACAGGGTCGATATAATCTAAATATGTTACAAGATCTCCATTGGTTTTATCGTATAAGAAAACATTTTTAATTTTTGTTAAATCAACAAAATCTTGAACTAAACTGTTTGATGTCCATGAGTTTGTATTTTTGTCAGATCTAAAATCTACAACAAAACCAGTATTTGTTCCAACACCTGCATCGTTTGTAAACAACGAACCAGGCTGTCCAACAATAATATGATTATCAATTAGTTTTAATGTTGGTTCAACTGCTTTTGTTGTGTCTCTAAAATAGCGCATTTTTTCTGCATATATCCAAGTATCATTATAATTTTCAAAAATGTATACTTGTCCATTATCTCTTACAGTGTCTGTAATTGTTGTAGCACTATTATCAAATTGTGTTGTGTTGCTATCAAATGTAACTTGAGAAATATTATCTCCGTTTATACTCATAATACCTAATTTATTATTTGCAAAATCGATACTATATCCAAACGCTTCATTTGCATCACCTTTTGGTGAAAATAATTCTTGTTGAAAACTATATTCAGGATTATCACTATCAAAGTTATATCTAAAAATATAAACTTTTCCGTTGTTTAATCCAGTAACATCACTACCTATAGCACCAACTGCTATATCTTTTCCATCATCAGAAACAGCAAGAGCTTGTCCAAAATCTTCTTCTAATTTTATATCGCCATCAATATTGGATTCATATATGTAACGGCCTTGATTATCATTATATCTGTATACACTTATACGATTAATTTCTGTAAGATCCAAATAACCTGATATAGCTAATACACTGCCATCTTTACTAACGTCAAAACTTTTACCAATTTCAACAGCAGTTCCTAAACCAACACTGTCACTTTCAACTGCTGTAACATCTCCAAAGTTAGGCACAAACCCTACATAATCAACATATTGATCTAATGCTTCCCAATCTGATGAGCTGCCAGGTAAAACACCACTACTTGCAAAAATATTAGTTGTAGCTCTATACAAAATATAATCAGCAAATACTATCTCATTTTGATAATAATTTTTCAAAGGATCAAAAGTGCCTTTGTAATTTTGATCTCTAGTATAGTTGAAAAAATTAACATTTGCTAAACTATTTTCTATAAAATAGATTCTGCCGTTATCTGCTAAACTTCTTATGTAGAACCTATGAACTAAATCGTTAGTAAATGCCGATTTAATAGCAATACCAAATTGTTCATTATCTCTAGCTACAGGAGATAAGATTGTGGTTTCTAATTTATATGTTGTTACATCTTTTTTGTAAACATGGATAACACCTTGATTGCTATAACCGCTTAGATTTCCTGTGGGATCTGCTTCAAGAACATCAACCAATTCCCAATCTTGAGATAATGTTCCTATTGTGCTATCCGCAATACCAGCCGGTGTGTCTCTAACAGCTCTCCATAGTGTTCCTCTATCGCTTACAATATCATATTGTAAATAACTTGCTGTGCCGTCAAATTCTCCAACATACTTACTGCGAACATCACTTGCTAACGGCGCACCAACTAAAATGTATTGTCCATTTTGAGTTACATCAACTGATGTTCCAAACCCAGAACCGGTGTCATATAAAACACCTGTAGAAATTAAACCAGAATTAGTTGTGTGTGAACCCATTGCTGAAGTATCAACAGGAGAAGTAAGATCTTTATCATTATAGATACTAAATGATGTAGAAGTCAAAATAGAAACATAATAGTAATTGTCGTTTAAAGCAGTAAGTCCTTCTGCGTTTCTGATTTGTATTCTTTCACTTTCTCTTAAACCATGCGGACCTGAAGTAGTAATTTCACCTGGATTGCTATTCACAATTCCTACAATACCTACTGATGAAATTGCTTCTGGTTCTAGTGTTTGTAATAATGTGTATTCTAATGCTTCACTTAATCTTGAATAAACGGCTACTTTACCATTCAAGCCAACATCAGGCATACCAACTGCTAATACTTGATTGCTGCCGCTTGCAGCAAAAGCTGTGCCATATCCTACATCGTTAAGGCCTTCTTCGTTTGGTATTTCTGCTTGTAGATTAAATATTTTTGTATTTGAAATAACTTCGCTTTTTTCGGCTCCGTTATTGTCTATCCATAAATTATCATTGTCATTGATATCGTAGTCTATTAGTAAAGCGTTCACATCGGTGATATTTGCTATTCTGCGACTGTTCAGCTGACTTACTATTCCAAGAGTGCTATCGCTTAAATCAATTTCATCATCGCCGATGTCTTTGTTAGAATAAAATTCTACAACATTTAATGATACATCTCTAGCTGTCCAAAATCCATTTACATCCTCGTTTATATTGTTAATACCGATTATTTCACCAGTTGTAAATGGCACAGCTCTATCAAATATTGCTGTGAATCCTAAATCTGTTTTTATAATTTTGTTTATACGTGCAGGTGATTGAATATGCTTGTAAACATTCCAACTCTGTTGAACTTCAGGCACCCAAATATATGTGTCTAGGTTAACTGAATTAATATCAAAACTTAGAACATCTTTTAAACTACGTGCAATAAAATTAACTTGATCTAATGCTACATATCCGCCAGTCTTTGTATATTCTTCTAAACTAGAATTAGTTGGAAATGGTGCATGATCATAATCTTGGTTTTGCAAGTAAACTTTATTTTTAGGATATTGGTAAACAAGGTCTGTTCGGCTAATATCAACAGTGTTTACAAGTTCAACAGTTTGAGGTTCAATCCTAAATTGTTTTTCGTCTAGTTGATATTCAACTTCGTCAAAACTATCTGTCGCACCATACTGTCCTAAACGTATTGCCCATTCTTCATAAAATTCAAGACTGTCTTTGTCTGCACTGCCTAACTTGTCAAATAGTTTTGTTAGTGCATTTTTTGTGCCTTTGTCTTGTAACATTCCTTGATAGAATTTGTATTGTGCAACATCATCATTGATTATGTTTTCTAAATATTGACGTTTTTGATAGCCTATCAAATGCTGTGCTAAACGTTGCTGTTCGCTGTCAAAATTATCAGTATCTAAATCATAAAAATCAGTGAACTGATTTGCTCTATAATCCCAGTTAGGCATCAAAGAACTTTCAGGACGTTTTGGCAACACATTCCAGTTGTTAAAATCAAATTCTTCTGTGCCTGTATGTGTTACAGTAGCAGTATAATAAAATTGTTTATATTTTACTAGTTCGCCAATGTAATAATCTTTCCAAGATTCCCATTCTGTGACAAGTGCTTCATCATATGTGAAGCCTGGAATATTTAGACTACCGTTCCACCCGTCGGTTCTATATCCTACAATCTTTATACGCTCTTGTCTATAGCCTGGCTCAGGATCATATATTGTATCATTGAATACCGTGGTATTATCAATTAGCACAACATGCTCTTTTTGAACAAGCGGAAGTTTAACAAAGAATATGCCTTGAGCTGTTGATTTTGGAGTAATACCAAATTGGTTTGTATTGTCTCTAATTATGTTAGTAAAGCTACTTCTCAGTTTTGAAGTATCGGCTTGTAAAACATCCAGACCATAAAAATTGTCAAAGATATTATCTACAACAAAATAATCTTTAGAAAATTTAAGTTGGTTAGCTGCGGGACTTAATACGATTACACTTGCTTCTGCCCAATTTTGTGTTGTCCAAAACAAATATTCTTTTATAGCTAACCTAAAATCTTCAATACTTTCAGTTTCTCTATTATTATAATCAAAAACAAATCCTTGTTCTTTTAAATATTTTTCATAACCTAAAATAAAATCAACGACTTCTTGTATCTTTGTATATACAGTGCCATAATCAACAACAGAAGGAACAGACTGATATCTTTTTCTAATTAAAGCAGTAGCACCACCTGTAATAGGCAACTCGTTTAATTGTGTATACAAAGTGTTGTCAAAATTTGTTCCGGTTGTGTGTGTTTCATTTATCCTGTAGAATCTATTATTGTATTTTACAATTTTTCCTGCGACAAGTTGTTTGCCTTCATCCCAGGTTATAAAACTATCACTGATGCCGCCAACGTTGATTGCAATATCGTTTGCGCTTTCAAAAGGTTTATAGATTGTAAAGAATGGATCTTCTTTATCATATCCAGAAACTTTAAATCCTCTATCTACTTTTTCAATTACTATTCCACTATAAGAAATGAGATTTTGCGCACTACTTGTGTTTAGGAAAATTTGATAATTTTCCTGAGGAATAAAAACATTACCTTGATTTAAAGGTGTCCTACTGTCTAATACTAGTTTTAATTTGTCTTTATCTGCAAATCCTGCTAATTTAATTCCCATTTGTGAGTTTAAATTTTGTAAATTATCAATATATTTTTCATAATTTGCATTGATATTGCTTTGTAAATAATTTTCTATATAATTTACTAAACCCAATGTTTGATTAACTAAATTATTTGTTTTAGTTTTAGGAAAAACTAGATCAACTGAACGAATTGCTTTTTTGTTATTGTAAACATAATTACCAGCAAGATTCCTACTAGTTCTAGATCTATCAAATGCAATTGCAAAAACTTGTGCAGGTCTATTTACAATCATAGCTAGTAATAAACTAAAAGCATAATCACTACTACGTCTCCATGCTGTTTCAATAGGTGCTTCATCTCCAAATTTAAATAAAACATTAGACATAGTTGTGTAGCTAAAATCTTTAGCATACCCGCTGGCTAGTGGATCTAATAATTGTCCATATTCGTTTACGGGCAAATGACTTGTCAAGCCTGGACGCACATATTTTTTTGCAACAATAAGTGGTTTGCCTGGTTCTTTAATATAACCATTTTCAATGTCTTTCCACATTATCAAATTATCTTTTGTATAAGGTGCTGGACCGTATTTGGTTTCCCACCATGTAGGCTTAACACTAAATCCTAGCATTTCCCATGGAGTTGTATGAGGTGTGTCAGTTTCGTATGCCATTTTGTATACTGCACGCCAATACCCTGGTAGTTGTTCACCAGTAGGACTTACACTCCTGCTGTAATTGTAAGTAAAACCATCACCTCGTGTTACAAAATCATTTTCAGTATAATCAGGATTTCCTACCAATGGTAACCAAGAAATAAAGTCACTTATTAATATTTTGTCTAATGATTTTTTTGTAATATTACTATTGCGATAATTGCCTTCTATGTAATCATGTATATTTAAAATAGACTTATCATAATCAATTTTTAAATTATTATAAATTCTTTTTTCTAATTCTAAAAGTAGATCATCTCTATAATCATTATAGGCAACAGATTTACTACCATCGTGACCTATTATTATATTGGTATTTGAAGAATATGTATTATCTACTTGCAATGACGGAACATACGAAGGATAAATTCCTATTTTTGTTGGAGTCGGAGGAACAAAACTACCTTCAGTATTTTCATACTCATAAATTTTAATTACATCGTCATTTTGCATTGTCGCTGTAATATCTACAAATCCGTTATCGGTAAAAGTATAATCAAGTCCATAAACTAATTGTGTATCGTTAATGTAAACATACACAGCTTTTCTACTTAATTGTTTTACATTGAATATTTTTGATAAAGCATAATATGTATTTCTGCTATCTAAAACTTTATATTCAAGTAGTTTAGCACCACCAAATCCTAACATATCAGTGCTGTAAAATGGCATATTTTTTGACTTGTTTTTTGTCAATTCTTGCATAATTAAATCAACATGATCTTTTATAGGTCCTACAAAAGAACTATTGGTTGCTGCTTTTAAAAATTCCCTTTTGAATTTGCTGTATTCTGTTTTTGCTAACCTAATAGCTTTTACTATATTTGCATTTTTATCTGTTAAATGATAAAGAGGTAAGTTTATAGGTCCGCTGTGTTGTAAGAACTTGCGTCCATATTTTGATACTATACCCAAATCTCTAAGATTACTACGTCCTGGTTGCATACCAGAAAATTCTGGTATTTCAGCAATCATGCCTTCAACATGATCATTTACTTGACCAAGTGTAAATTCTGTAATATTATTGTTTAGTGGGTTGCGTTCTAAATTGTAGGGTATTTCATAATATCCAACATCTGTTTTTTCTGCACTGCTTTTTGTTTTAATAATAATAACATCATCTGTAGATAATTCTTCAACTAGATTAATTTTTCTTACAGACAAGTCATCTACAAAATTCCAATCAATGCCTTGTATTAAAAATTTGTTGTTAACAAATACCTTACAAACCAAGTCTGTTAGATTTGCACTATTTTTATATACATCAATAGGAAAGCGATTTGTTATATCATCGCCAGTGTATTTTCTAATCACATATTGACTGCTTAATTCATTTGCTTTTGTCCAACCGTTGCAATAGTATGTGGAACCGTTTTTAATTTTCTTTAAAAATAATTCTTCACTTGCAGTTGTAAAAATAGTATTATTTGTTTCATACTCGTAGCTTTGAGTAAGCAAAGGAAAATCAAATACTATATCACCTACATTGTTAATATTTTTGTAAGATAATGGAAATCCTAATTCTGTGTCATTTGCACCGGTGCCAACTCTATATGCAAAAATCCTGTTACCATTAAAACTGTTTGCTGGATAATAATCTGTGTCACCTACGCTATATCCATTGCTATCAAATAAATCAAATTTTGGTGCTTGGTTTAAGGCTGTTTTATCTTGCGCAGATTGCCATTCTGTTCCGTTATACCAAAACATCTTACCAGCATTTTTGTTACCATCTTTAACTAAAACTGTTTGGTCTAATAAAGGATCAGTGTCTTCAGTTTCAATTAAACTAATTTGAGTTGTATTAGTATGTGTAATAAATTTAACTTCATAAATTTTGCCGTTTACTAAAGTATCAGGATCTGCTGTAAACAAAATACGCATACCCTCTACAATATCTATGCCATCGATATTGTATCCTGCTTGTCCTTCTATATTACTAAAAACATCTTTAGTATAGGTATCAACAAGATCAACATTCTTCTTTGCTGTTGATCCATGATTATACAAACGTATGTTTGCTTCAAATTCTATAATAGGACGTTTTGCTCTAAACGACTCGTCTAGGCCTGCATCTTGATTGTTAATTTGTGCAGCTAATTCTATTACATCTTTGTGGAACCAACGGTTATATCTTGCCCACCCATTCCTGCTTTCATCTGCTCTGTTAATACAGATATAATCTTTTGTTCCTGCAAAACTTTTTGCATCGCCAAAAGGAACTCTGTCAAAGCCGTTTGTATCAAATGGTATAAGTGTATCTTGTGTGAATATAGCAGGAACAGCTAAGTCTGTCAATGGAATAAGTTTTATGCCTTCGCCTACACCTTCAACATAAAATAATCCTTCAGCATATTCTGCTGGAGTAACATTGCCTTGGAAATACACTTTCATACCATTTGTGAAATTCCAACCGTTACTTGTTGTATAAGTTTTTTTACCAAGTATTTCTGCTGCGACATCAATTTCTGTGTTTGCTTCTATATCGTAGATATTAAATACTCCACTAGTATTGATATCATTTTGACTTATATAGTATAATGTTTCAGGGGCGTTCATCGGAACAGTAAATTCAAGAATGCCTTTTTCAATAAAGCCTTCTCGAATAGCATATTCTCTGTCTTTCAGCTCTCCTGTATCTTCTGGGATAATTTCAATACCATCCTCGTATAATGTAGTAATAAGACTACTGTCAATAACATCAACAGCAGGCTGGAAAGCACGACTGATTGCAATACTAATAGGATGTCCTGGGCAATCCACTTCAAATCTATATGTTTGACCTCTAAATAATTTTATTGTTGGATTTCTTGTTAATCCATTTGGTGTTAAAAGGAAAGCAGTGTTATCGTCATCAGTGACAGTTGATATTGTATATGTGCTACGGACTTCTAAACTTTGTCCTACTACAGGAACTTCTTGTGGTCCATTTGGTAACCAATAATATTCACGGAAGTTTGTAAATTTATCCCAATCAACATGGGGATCCCAAGAATAAAATTCTTGACTGTTTAATTTACTGTGATCTTTTGTTGTAGATCTAAAAGCAGTTAGTTGTCCAATATAATCATTATAATCTTTATAAAAGTCAACATTACCAATATTGTCTTTAATTACAACAGCAGGTTCCAGCTGATAATTTTCTCTGTTTGCACTTATTTCTGGCAAGTAGGTGTCAGTAGCTTTCACAGCCTTTGCTTCTCTACGTCCGGCAAAAGCATTAATTTTTTCTACAACTCCCGGAGAAGTAACTTGATCAAGAGTGCTGCCTAAGAATTTTTTGTTAGCATCGCTTCTAAAATATCTTGGTAAAAAATTAGCACTTTTTTGATTACTGGAATCGCCAACTGGCAAAGGGTATTCGTTTTGCTCGTCGTTATATGACATTAATAATCGCCTCCAATAATAATTGTGCTTGCTGATTCACTACTTTGAACTCCTGTGTTGAGAACCTCATCACTGGTTACTACATTTCCGGCTGCTTTCAATCTACTTGCTGTTATAGCATCAATAATTTCTACATCTTCGACTGTTGCCGAGCTAATGAATATTTCATCGTTTTCACTTTTGATTTCATACATACTACCAAAACTTTGCGATTCTTGTCTTGGAACTAGAACTATACTACTAAGATCAGGCGCAGTTTGTTTTACAATATATGCAGCTAATTCACTGAAATAAAATGTTTCTCCAAAATCCCAGTTTTCTAAAGAGAAATACTCATTTATTGCTTCAATTACCCTTGCTTTAATATCGTTATCATTTACTACCTTTGTAGGATTTTTTACAATTTTAAATACTGCTTGCAAATTACTACTCGCTTTACTACCAAACAACGGTTTATATTTTACTGGGTGATAAATTACTTCGTCGCTGATACTTTTAATTTGAGCAATGTCTGCTCCATAACTTTGAAATAAACTATCGCTACTAGGAGGTAATACCACATCGGTAATTTCTCCATTTAATGATTTCCTATAGTTTGTATCATAAGACTTAGTTAATATATAAACATCCATAATATTTGAACTACTTGGGTCTATTCTGCGATTTTCGTTAGCAGCATGACTATATCCAAATTTTATGTTATCTCTACCTGTATAAACTTTGTAATTTGTGTTTAACTCAAATTGATTAGATGTTAGATTTACTGTATAAAAAATATCTTTTTTCCAATTATATATTATGGTGCCATCAGCATATGATGTAATAGCATTAGGATCTCCTAATGCTGGAACAACTATATTTTCAGATTCAGCATTAATATAATCATAAACTTCGGTGCCATTTCTAGTATATTTTTTAGCAAATATATATTTTGTGGTAGGAGATACAGTTGGTTGAATTATATTTCTAAAAGTATCAGGGTCATCAACAACTCCGTCATCGTCGCTATCAAAAAATCCAACTTCAAGTTTTTTGTTATCAATATAGCCGTCGGCATCTCTATATTCTTTAACAACTTGCCAAGGCCAATCTACTGTAAATGCATTTAAACTGTCAGGCTGATTGTTGTTACTCAACACAGTTATCGAATCTTTAACAATTTTTCCTGTTTTACTATCATATATCCTATCCGTGCTATCATGATAAAAACGTATCTGATCGTCACTTTCAAAAACATATCGATACGAACGTGTTGTCATTGTATACTTTTCGCCATTGGTTTCGAACAGCAAAAGCCAACTTGCATCTAATTGTTGATTAGTATTATCACCTTGTTTACCTAAACTAAAATCGCTATTTGCATTTAAATTTGTATTTAAAACTAGTTTCCATTGTCTAGCATCAACATCGTATCTCAATCCAAATGTTTTGTATGCAAAAACTTGATCAACAAGTTGCACTGTAACATCACCTGTCAATGCTCCAACAATAGGAGAAATAATTTCAGCAACAGTTACACCATTTGGAATTACGTCATTGAACACTATAGGACCTAGTCCAGTATCGGCATCAATTACTGTGCCATCTTCGTCAACACTTATCACCTTGCTCCAAATATAAGTTCTATCACCAGCAACACTTGGGGTGCCTTCTTTCAGTGCATTATCTTTGTCGAAGTAAAAACCTGCTGGAGGAGCAAATTTAATCAATGCTTCAGGTTCGATGTATTTTGGCAAACCTTGTGTAAATGAACTAACAACAACAGGTAAGGTATATAGGTCAGTAAAATATCCTGTAGAAATATTTGTTCCTGTTGTTGTTTGATTCCATGTTATGTTTAAATTTGCAATACTTGTATTTCTTGGAAATTTTTCGTAATAATAATTTTTAATGTTTGCAGTTTTAATTTTTGGAATTATTAAATTATTAATAGCTGCTTCAATATCAGTTTTTGTAGCAAATTCAAAACTATCTAGTTCGTTAAATTCTTCAGCAAATAAAACACCATCATTTCCATACATCAACGTATTGCTGTATTTTCCTGTTGCATCTCTTAAATCATAATATCTGCTTATACCACTACTGGTGCGGTTTATTGCTTTTGTTTTAATTATTTGTTGATTAATACCTAATGTTCCGATATTATAATCTTCACCTGTAATTAATCTGTTTTGTGTATAATATGTGCTAGGTGCAACACTTTTAATACTTTCATTTGTTTCGCTTGTTGAACTATTTTCAACAACACTTTTTAGTTCTAATACTAAATTAAGTGTTTGTTCTTTGTTGCTTCTATCTACATATGGAATTTGAACATTTATACCAATTAGATCAGATGGATTAATTCTAAAATCTAAATTTTTACTTGTTCTGTAATATACCTTAAAACTACCTTTTGGAATATTTCCAAAAACACCATCAGCAAATATTAGACTAATTCTATCTTCTATTCTTGTTTGAATTGCATATATGTCACGTATACCTTTAGAGACACTGTTATAAATTACATTATTACCTTCTACAGCATCAACTTTTGTCCACAACGATTCTTCATTGTTTTGTTTATCTAATTTATAAAGCCATACATCGCTATCATTTATGTTATCTGTGTCAATGTTTACCACAGTGTTTGGTGCATTATTTGTAATTGCAAAAGTATTATTTTTTAAAACACCTTGCCTAAAATGCATAAAAAATCCGCTATTATTAGATCCAGCACCTTGACCGTTATCTCTATAAACAAAAGCCATTTTGTTACCAGGTAACGGATCTTCTTCTACCAAAGAATTAGTATCAGTATCAATACCGGTGCTAACAATTTCAAATTGAGTGCTCACACTGTTAATTTGCTTGCTAAATGTAAAGCTAGGAATATCAGTGTTTATTCCATTAAATCTATATTGCTCTGTAACAACACCGTTTATAGTTGCTTTTTTGATAGGACGTCCAAAAGCAGTATTAACTGGTAATGCTGCGTTTAATATTTTTATAAATTGTTCATACCAATTTGGATTAGTCCCGTCGTTCCAAATAATACTTTGGTTTGCAAGGTTATTTCCGTTACTATCTACAACATCTTCGGTTGAGCTAATACTCTCAATTTTTAATAATCCATTTGCTGCTTGGTTTCTTTTTGGATTATAACTAATTAAACGAGCTAAACGGAGAATACTTTCTCTACGTTCAGCAATTTCTATAAAGTTTTCTCGTGCGTTTAGGTCAGTGCGGAAAGCAAGGTTTTGTCCAAGGAAAGCAATAAGGTCAATCAGTGCAAGATATTCACTGCTTTCAATATAGTCGTTAAAATCTTCAGGATAATTTTGACGTATATAACTAATCATTGTTCGACGTAGGTTGTCGAAATCATAACTTTGAAAATCAGCGTATTTAAAACTCTGATATATCGTTTTCCAATCTTCTGCTAAGAGAAGTCTATTTTGACGTTCTGTACTTGACATTTTGCACTGTCCTCGCTTTGTAATATTTATGTGATTTAATTAAGTGCGCACTTAAATTAGTCCGGCACTTTGATCAAATTTCAATCGCATAGTTTCACTTATACTGTATGTTAAGTAAGTTAGCGAGCAATCAATTTGAATGCCACTTTCATATGAATCTACAGTTACACTATCTACGCTTACACGAGGATCATAATTTATTATTTCTGTGACATTTTGTATAATAGCGTCTCTTAACCCATCAGTAAGAGGTTCAAATAAAATGTCCCAAATAATTGTTCCAAATGTAGGATTTTCGAGTTTTTCTCCCTGGCGTATATGAAAATGATTTACAATATCTTGCTTTATCAAACTAATATCGTAGAGATTGAAGCTGCCTGTATTTGGGTTAACTGTGCTTATACCTCTATACTTTTTACTTGTCACAGGTGTATCGTCGTCGTTTGCCGCTCTTACTGTGATATTTTTATATAATGGTTTGTCGTTAGTAGCCATAACGTATTTACCTTACAGTCCTTTTGCGGTATACCGACTCTTACTGCTGCGATAGAACAATAAGAATCTGTCTGCAAGTGATTTGATTAACTTGGCATCGGTGTTTTTAATTTCAAGAACAAATGCTTTTGTTTCTGGCGAAACTAATTGCTCAAATTCAATGTATTCTCTATATGCTTGATTGGCAAGTATTTGTGCATCGCCTCCGTAGGATGCAAATTTACCATTTAAAATTCTGGCATAGGTTTCATAACTTTGTAATTGTATACTATTTAGGTTATCAACAAATGTATTTGTAGTTGGCGTAATTGCACCATTGGTTATTACTTGTGTCTTTTGAATATTTGATTCTGCTCTTTCTGGATTTCTATTCATTTGGAAATCACCGTCGTCATTTCTTCTAATATTCTTTTCCATTTCTTTAGCTGCTTTTGTTGCAGCACTGGCAATATTTGCAAATCTTGGATCTCTAGTTTCAGGAAATGTTTTTCTATCAACTTCTTTTGCAGTAGATGCAATTTGCCTTAGTTGGGCAGCAGGATTATCTGCCATTGTTAAAGAAGCAACTACGGTTCCTGCTATAGCCGGAGATATTTTTGGCAATCCGATGTTTGTTTTGTTTAACAAAGCAGCACCAGTGGCTGCTATAGCACCATTTACACCTGCTTGCACACCTTGTGGTAAATTATCAAAGCCTTTACTAATATTTCCGGCAAAATCTCCGATTGCATTTGTCATATTACTTAAAACAGGACCTACACCTGGTATGCTTTTTATAGCATTTCCTAATCCAGTCATAATACCATTTGCTGCATCACCTAATGCATTTGCTAATCCACCTAGTGCTTTTCCTAGTCCTTCACTTAGCCCGTTCATTAGTCCACCTAACGCACCACTAAGAGCTGTGCTGCTCATTAATTGCTGCATTGCGCCGCCAAGTAATCCGCCTATTCCTTGAGCAAGACTACTTAAACTTCCTTGTAGTCCTTGTAAAAAGCTATCAACTGTAATTTCAACATCTGCTTGTGTAGGATCTTGTATGCTGGTTCTTGCAGCAGCAGGCGAATCTGTAGGTATTGTTCCTGATCGTGTAACACCTGCTCTTGCTGCGGCTGCTGCTCCACCACTTGCACCGCTTATACTGCTGCCACCTAAGGCAGGAAGTCCTGGAACTGCTGGTAAATTTACACCTAATTGTCCTGCAACACTATTCAATTGATCGGCTATGCCGCTTTGAGCTATAGCTGCATTCAAAGCACTGTTCAATCCACCTTCAATAGCACCTTTTAATCCACCATTTAATGCACCTGCTATACCGCCAACTATTAAATTATCTTTGATAGACAACGAAACACTAATGTCTTGCACAGCAGATGATATACTTGCTACAGTTGCACCACTAACAAATTTATTTGCTGCACCTGCTTGACTTATTCCATTGGCTGTAACTGCCCATGTGCGAGAAATATCTTCAGCAAACCCTGGTAAATCACCTTCAACCAATCTCCGTTGTGCATCAAGAGCTCTACTTTGCAAATATTGCTGCGGTGTTGTTTTATCTGATACTACTGCCCCCGTCATAGTTTTACTCCTTGCCCAAGTCGTTCATTATTGTTCTGTCAGTTTGCACAGTCCTATCTTCAGGATGTATATCTTGGCTTTCTGTTACATTTACTGAATCTGTTTTTTCTGGTTCTACTTCAGGTGGATTCCAGTTTTCATGTCCATTCCAAGGTTCATGTTGTGGAACACGTTGTGGAAAATGTGCTTTTAGTGCTGCTTCTGCTGCATTACCGCCATTAAGTTGAACATCAGGTCCACCATCAATCCACACTGTGCCGCCTGCTGTTACAATAGTGTCCTCTCCACTAAGTGTTTGCAAGGAAACACCAGCGTGTATTTTGCCGTCTACACCAACTTTTACTTCTAAGTTTTGTCCAGCTGATTGAAATATCGATTCATTAACAATCATATTAATGTTTCTACCAGCTTCAAAATTAATATCTCTATCTGCAACAAAATTCATGTCAACTTCAGTATGAAAACTTATGCTGTCTTGTGCATAAACATCAAGTTTACCATTGCTAGACATTTCTAGCCAACATGTTCCTCTGCTGTTGTTGATATAAATTAGATCTTCACTGGTGTGCATTAATATTTGTGCGCCAGTTCTAGTGCGTAAACGTATTAATTCGTTGTGTGGCCTTGTTACATCTCCACCTTTACCGCTTGCTTCTTTGTTAACATACTCATAAGGTGTATCTTCAGGTGATCCTTTGCGTATTAATTTGTCATCTCCATCATCAATAACAAAACTGCTACTGCCTAAACGACTTGTATGCACTGTTGCTTGGCTTTCCTTTAAGCCAATCTTGCCTTGTGGTGATCCGCCACGTTTGTCTACAGGCCCTGGTGAGCTAATACCTATTACTGCACTAGGAAATTCACGTTGCGCACTACTAGAAGTAATTCCTCTTATGTCATCTTCTACTAATCCTTGCTCTAAAAGCTGATTCACAAAATCATCATTAATAGGACGTTTGTATTTTATAACATTATTGGTTTGAGGCTTTGTAGTTGACTTGTTATATTCGCCTGCAGGCAATCTTTTGCCTTTTAAATCGCTAGGAACTTGTCCTGTAAGTTGTTCTGTTGCTGGTTGTCCTCCTGGAACCATATATGTCATGCCTTTTTCAGGCACACAAGCAAACCAATATCCAAATTCCCTAGTTCCTTCAACAAATGTCACAAGAACCAAGCTGCCAGGGTCAGGAGGAATAGCCCAAAAGCCATAGCTTTTCTGTGTATCACTGTATTTGTCATTTTTACCAATATTTGCACTCTGTGTTATACCGTAAAACGGACTTGCATAGTAAACTATAGTAGTTTGACCTAATGTTTCGCCTATATTACCTGCTTCTGTAGTTTTTAAAAGCTCAACTTCTAAGCCTCCTAGATAATAAGGATCTGCATGTTTAATAACACGGGCTAGATAAGGTCCAGGATTACGCTCTTGCACTCCTTGGTCTGCTGTGCGTTGATGTTCTGTTTTACCTGCTGTATCTACCATTATCCTGCTCCATAGGGACTATAAACTTGTTGTTCAGGTGATGCATCTTTTACTTTTACAGCTTTGTCTTGTGCTGCAACTTGTTTTATATCACGTTCTTGGTTGCGTCTACGTAATAGTGTTAATCTTTGTGTAAAACGTCCATTTTTAAAATTATTTACAGCACTAACAACCCTATACAATCCACTAAATGCATCTACAGGAACTGTATCTTCTGGAAAATCCATTGTTCCAGTATTTTCGTTATAATCAACTGGTGTTCTAAAGTTTACAACAATGTCAACTTCACCTCTTTGATATTCTATATCCCCGTTTTCTGTTTCATTTTGATCAATATCTTTTGCAGTATAATTTCCCATACCGCTATCAAACACATAATAAGGATCGCCAAGTATTTCAAGTTCTAAACTTACTAAATCTACATTGCTATTAATAATTATGTCATGAAACATACGTGCTGTTCTAATTTTATTGTTATCAATGCCGGCACCACCGCCACCTTGAGTGCTAGAACGCAATTGATCTACCATCAAAACCTGTCCTGATGAACTTATTGCGCTAGTTGGTTCATTTAATGTCAATTGTCCATCTTTATCTTGGACTACTTTCATTTGTGAGCCACCTGTTTTGAAACTTACATTGTTTTGACCTTGATCCGCCATTGTCGCTGTAAAAAATGCAGCATTGATATTAATATCAAAACTAAGAATATCTTTACTTTCTCCAGTGTAGATATAATTGTATTCTTTTACTACCTTATCTTGCAATGCATTGTAGTTTAACCCAGGATCAGTTGGTTTTTGAAAGTGACTTGTATGAACTTTATAAGGAACAATCTTATAATGATAAGTTTGTGCAGGAGCACCGTTTAGTTGTTCGGCTTGTGCACCAGGTTTTATATAAACTTCGCTGATAATCTTGAACCATTCAACCATTCCGTTTTCATCTGGAGCTCTTTCTTTTACATTTTTTGCCCATTCACTTGTAAGCACCACTTCTTCAATTACTCTAGTAACTTTTGAACCGCTTGGAAAGGCAAAAACACGTTCATCAGGACTGATTACGTTTTTACCACGTGTCATTACCTTGTTTTTACTATCATAAACCTGTCCTGTTTGGGGCATAGGTGCTTGTCCCATGTCTTGGAACGCATCTATTATTTTATTGTTACCTAAACTGTTAACACTACCAGATGCTTGTGATAATTTTGATAGTCCTTCGCCAATGCTGCTTTTTGTAAACACTTGTCCTGTTATCATACTGATAAATGCTTCAAAATCTTGTGGTGCTTGTGCTCCTAAAAAGCCTGTAATACCTTGAAATAATCCATTTACATCGCCTTCTTTAAAACTGGTAAGTAATCCTCCAATGCTTGCGCTGAGTCCTCCAGCAAAACCGCCTCCAAGTGCTCCACCAAGTGCTCCACCTAGTGCATTTTGTCCTATATTCTTATTTCCGCTTAGAGCACCGCCAATTATACCTCCAACAGCGCCTTTTACAATGTTTCCAAATAGTCCGCCGCCTTTTTTACGTGTGCTTTTACCAGGCATAGTAGCACCTTGATCGTTATTACTAAGTCTTTGAGCAGGTGTAAGTCCGGTAGCAAATTCATTTGGAAAACTAATTACAATCTCATCAGCTGTGCTTAGTTTATTTGCCTTTCTAAGTTCTTCAAAACGACCATTCATAATTGTAGTCAAACTTTGTTCGCCGTTTTGTAGTATTTCTACTACTGTCTTACCTTTTAATGCTAAATCTGTTTTTGTTTGTTCAACATTATCTAAAAATGCCTGTTCATTCCAAGGGATACATTCAACTTGATATGTGGTTCCGTTTTCTGCAATGTTAAATTCAACATTTGTAAATTTTAAAGGAAACATTCTTTTCAAATTACGACCATCTTCGACTACAAGTATATCTCCATCATCGTCATAACCAATAAATTCAACTGTTAACAAGAACGGTGCTTGCAAATAGTTTGTATAGCCTGCTGTGGTAGCAGCAATTTGCAAGGTTTGCAAAAACAAACCCATACTATAAGGTTCTGTAACATTAAACTCTATAAATGTTGCGTTTGTAGTTCTTGTTTTACTGTTAGGAACCATAAGTCCTTCAATAGATACATCATCAATGAAGTATTCTAATTTCTTACCAATAGCATCTTCATATGCTGTTGTAATCTTGTTTTCTGCGCCGCCGCCGCTGCGTAGAATTTGTAAAAGAGGTTCTCCTACTCTATATGTTTCATCTGGCATGTTAACTTCGTCCACTGTCAACACCGACAGCGTAAAAACATTGTTGAAACTTGCAAATTGATGCAACATGTTAGGTTTTATAGTCATTAGATACCTAAGGCCTTCTGTAATGCGCTTTTCTTTGGTAAAAATATTTTAACACCTGATTTAAAATCAAATACAGGATCTTTTAATATGTCTAAATTACGCTGAGCAAACACCCACCATAACTTTGGAGTGCCATATAAGTCATAACTTAACAAATCTGGACGAAAATTATATTGAGCTTCTACTTCGTATAGGTAATCGTCATCATCTGCAGGCACCGGACGTATTTTTAATATATCAAGTTCGCCACTTTCTGTTATTGTTGTATTAGAATATGGACTTGTTTTAGTATATGTAGCCATTAGATAAATCCTTTATCAGTTAAATCTCCGTTTACAAACTTGTCAAGACTAAATTCAGCAATTCTACCTCTACTGTATGTTGGTCTAACAGTAATTGCAATTGTGCTATTACGTGGAACCATTTGATATTTTGGTGCATACGAACCAACTTGTTGTGCATTTTCAACAGGAACACGGATATAATCAACATTGTTAGGCAAATCACTTACAAAACTTGTTACAACAACAGGAACATTATTCAAAACAAAGTCGCCATAGCCGTTTAACTTACACAACGGAGGTGGTGCACCTTTGTTACTGCTGTCTCCGTAAAACATTTTTGTAACGCTACGGAAGAAATGTGTTGCGGCTATCCAGTATCTACCTTCTTCTTCGCTTTGCACAGGAAATTCTCCTGTAATAGCAATCTCGTTTACACTACTATTCACGTATTGAGGATAAGTATAGTTAGTATGAACCGGTGCGATACTGTCATATTGAGCCATATACTGCACAGCAATAGTAGGAACAATAGGAAAGACAACATTGAAACCAGTGTCAGCTAAAGGAGTTAATAAAGGACTAGATCTAAACGTGGCAAGATCAGGAACACTTATTTTTACACGCCAATCATCCCCAATATCTGAGTTTAAAGGAGCCATAGACGCTATTTTTGCATCTTTTTTCAAAGGCTCTGCACCTGCAGGAATGTTTCTTGCACGGTGCCTACTCATAAGTTGATTAGCATTTGAACCTGTGAGATCACTTAAATTTTGCTTTGAGTAACGGTTATTAGCATTGAACTGTGTTAGTTCACTACCATTACTTGCAGGTGTGGTTTGAAAGGTATTAGCCATTTATTTCTCCTATACATTATTTAGTTGACAAAATTAAGTGCATAGTTTATTATGCTATAAAAGGAGTCTATATTGGCTAGAAAAGTAAATTATTTAAACAACAAAGACATGTTAGCTGAGATACACAAGTCAAAAGCAACATTTTGCAGCTATGTGTCGCCAGAATACGCTGACTATGATATCATTTTACCAGAAATTGCAAAAATTAACATTAGAACAATAGCAGAAGCAAAGCGTAACAAGGCAAAAAAGCAAGGACAAACTGCATATGAAGCAGCTAAAGCAGCTGGAAAAAAGGTAAAACTTGCAGAATTTGAAGTAGATTATAGAACAATAGAAAAAACAGACTTGGTGTTTCGTGTTATGATGTTTGATCATATACCAGACGAACCTGGACGTAAGAAAAACCCTAAAACTGTTGCAGATCACAAAACAAAACTAAATTTTCCACCATTTCAACACTTCAAGTTTGACGAGAACGACAATTTAGTGTGCATAGGCAAGTCACATTGGATAGGCGGAATGGAAAACGGACATTTTAGTAAAGAACATGGTAAAGCAACTAACAAACTTGCCATGATGTGGCTAAAACTTGTTGATAGATACTCTACACGAGGTAACGTTAGAGGTTATACATACAAAGACGAGATGAAAGGCCAAGCAATACTCCAACTAGCTCAGATAGGACTACAATTTGATGAATCTAAATCCAACAATCCTTTTGCTTATTATACCGCTGCTGTTACTAATAGCTTTGTGCGTGTCATTAATTTAGAAAAGCGAAATCAAAACATACGTGATGACATACTTGAAATGAATGATTACAGTCCAAGTTACACAAGACTACACCAAGGTGAGTGGGAAGCAGCACTAAGAAGGCAAGAAGAACAAAAATCTGGTTGATTTTGTTAGATTTTCTTGCTATAGTAGTATTCAATACGGAGAAATTATTTGTTTAAGAAAGCAGCAGTGTTTACTGACATACATTTAGGTATGAAGGGTAACTCACGAGTTCATAATCAGGACTGCGAAGCCTATATCGATTGGTATATCAAACAAGCCAAAGCTAATAACTGTGAAACAGGCATCTTTTGCGGCGACTGGCACCATAATAGGAACAGTTTGAACCTTACAACCATGGATACAACCATACGATTGCTAGAAAAGCTAGGCGAATCGTTTGAGAAGTTCTACATGTTTGCTGGTAACCACGACTTATACTACAAAGACAAACGTGATGTGAAGTCAACTGAGTTTGCAAAACACATACCAGGCATTACTATGGTAGATGAAATGCAAGTTATAGAAGATGTTGCACTAGTTCCATGGTTAGTAGGCGACGAATGGCGTAGAATAGAGAAGTTACAAGCCAAATACCTGTTTGGACACTTTGAATTGCCTAGCTTCTATATGAATGCCATGGTGCAGATGCCAGATCACGGTGAACTAAAGTCGGAACACTTCAAGAATCAAGAGTATGTGTTCAGCGGACACTTCCACAAGCGACAGAAGCAGGGTAAGATACACTACATCGGTAATGCTTTCCCACACAACTATGCAGATGCTTGGGATGATGACCGTGGTATGATGATATTGGACCGTGAGAACGATGCAGAACCAGAGTATATCAACTGGCCAGATTGTCCTAAGTATAGAACAGTCAAGTTATCACAGTTGATTGATGAACAAGAGACACTTATCAAACCAAATATGTATCTTAGAGTTAACTTAGACATTGATATCAGCTATGAAGAAGCAAGTTTTATCAAAGAAACCTTTATAGATCGCTTTGGTTGTAGAGAAATAACACTTATTCCACAAAAACAGTTGGAAGAAATAAACACCGACTTGGATATTACACAATTTGAAAGTGTCGACCAGATTGTTAGTAAGGAAATACAAAGTATCGACACAGACAGCTTTAACAAAAAGCTACTTTTGGACATTTATAACGAATTAGCATGATAAAAATTAAAGATTTAACTGTAAAAAACTTTATGAGTGTGGGTAATGTTACCCAAGCTGTTGATTTTAACAAAGAACAGCTAACACTTGTGCTTGGTGAAAACTTAGACCAAGGAGGTGACGACACTGGATCAAGAAACGGAACGGGCAAGACAACAATAATTAATGCACTGTCTTATGCCTTATACGGCCAAGCACTGACTAACATCAAACGGAACAATCTTATTAACAAGACCAATTCCAAAGGTATGTTAGTCACCCTTAACTTCGATAAAGATGGCAATAGTTATCGGATTGAACGTGGCAGGTCGCCTAATGTTCTTAAGTTTTACATCAACAATCACGAACAAGTAGATGCAAACATTGACGAATCACAAGGCGATAGCCGAGAAACACAAAAATCTATTGCAGAACTGTTAGATATGAGTCACGATATGTTCAAACATATTGTTGCACTCAACACATACACAGAGCCTTTCCTCAGTATGAGAGCAAATGATCAACGTGCAGTTATTGAACAGTTACTTGGTATTACTATCCTTACTGAAAAAGCCGAATTACTTAAAGAAAAAACAAAACAAACAAAAGATTTTATTACAGAAGAAACATTAAAGATTAATGCAATAGAAGCAAGTAACAAAAAAATTGAACAAAGCATCGAGACACTGGCTGGTAGACAACGTGCATGGCTTGCAAAACAAAAGAAAGACTATGAAAAACTAGAAACTGCTATTGAAGAATTAGAAAAACTAGATATTGATGCAGAACTAGAAGCACATGATAATTTAACTAACTGGACAGAACTAAATAATCGTCTTACTAGCCTTAACAAAGAAAAAGCAACACTTGAAGCTGCATTATTAAGAGCAACTAAAAGTGTTGACAAGGCGGAAAAGGATATTACAGATTTAGATGACGCTATTTGTTATACTTGCGGTCAAGAACTTCATGCAGACAAGAAAAAAGAAATTGAAACACGCAAACAAAAAGAATTAAGCGATGCACTTGCTTATCAAACTGAGGTTGCTGATAAATTAGAAGCTACTATGGGCTTTCTCAACGAGATTGGACACATAAACGGACGACCAAACACGTTTTATGAGAGTGCCAAAGAAGCATATGAACATAGAAACAACGTAGATAATCTTAAGAAAACACTGATAAGTAAAACGCAAGAAGAAGATCCTTATCAGGCACAGATTGACGACTTAAAAACAACAGCACTACAAGAAATTGATTGGAATGCTGTAAACACATTAACAAATTTAAAAGAACACCAAGAGTTTCTCCTTAAACTCCTGACCAATAAAGACAGTTTTATACGTAAGAAGATTATTGATCAGAACTTGGCGTATCTAAACAACAGGCTAACTTACTACTTAGATAAACTAGGCTTGCCTCATCAGGTCAAGTTCTTAAATGATCTGTCTGTTGAGATTACTCAACTAGGACAAGATTTAGATTTTGACAACTTATCAAGAGGCGAACGCAACAGGCTAATACTAGGCATGAGCTGGGCATTTAGAGATGTTTGGGAATCATTGTATCAAGGCATCAACTTGTTGTTCATTGACGAGCTTATTGACTCAGGTATGGACACTGCTGGTGTTGAAAATAGTTTGGCTGTGCTCAAGAAGATGGGCAGAGAAAGACAGAAGAATGTATTCTTAATTTCACACAAAGACGAACTTGTTGGTAGAGTCAATCATGTTATGAAAGTTATCAAAGAAAATGGCTTTACTAACTATGAAAACGATATTGACATAGTAGAATGACAGACGACACACACGACTTGTTGATGCAGAAAGTAATGGACTACCTCAAAGCAAGTGAGGAGTTTGAAACACGGCCAAGTAAAAATACTAGCCGCACAGCAAGACGTGAACTACGAGAATTAATGAGACTAGCAAAGGCAAGACAAGACGAAATTATGAATCACTACAACGAAGTGCTTGAAGGATTTCGTAAAGATCAAAAATGGCAAGGCAGAAGAAAACACCCACTTATATAGTGTATGAGTTGGACATACAAAGGTAAGAAAGTAGAATCAATACCTGACGAATACGAAGGCTTTGTATATCTGATCACAAACAAAAAGACAAAACAAAAATACGTAGGCAAGAAGTTAGCAAAATTTAAAACAACCAAGCCACCATTAAAAGGCAAAAAGAACAAGCGTCGAGGCTACAAAGAAAGCGATTGGCGTGAATACTGGGGAAGTTCAGATAGACTGAACGAAGATGTAAAAACACTAGGCGAAAAAAACTTTACTCGTGAAATACTTTACTACTGCAAAAGCAGAGCAGAGATGAGTTACATTGAAGCACGAGAACAGTTTGATAGGCGAGTATTAGAAACAGACGAATACTACAACGGCATCATCAATGTAAGAGTTGGTGGTTCAAACAAACTACGCCAGGCACTACTAGAACACAAATAGGCTATATATTGAGCTCTAAATAAACTCCAAGATCCAGCCGAGGTAATGCTCGTGGCCGGTGGTGTGGA